GTATTTAAGGTTTCTGACCTTTTAAGTTTTATTATAGTTGATGGTGGGGGTGCCACTTAACTCTCCAAATTTAATAATTAAAATGTGCCGCCGTCTACTTTTGTAATTGACACTGAACCTGTAGTTACTAAGAAGTTTGCTGTTGGGAAAAAAGCCACACCAGCATTTGAAGATGTTGCTAATTCTCCTGATATTCTTACAGTATTTCCAACTACTGTAGTATCTATACCTTCGCCAGCTAAAAATTCAATATTACCACCTAGTGATACTGAACCTTGTGTAGAACTCTCATCTGTAAAGTAAATTACTGAATTTGCTAATTTAGCATTTGTTACGGCACTATCTTGAATTTTAACAGTTGTAACAGCATCAGTTGCTAATTCATTAGCAGCAATACCTGAAGCTTTAACTCTTAAAGCATCAGAAGAAACTTCAATTGTTGTGTTATCAACGGCAACGTCTAAAGTATTACCAGTTTTTGTTAAAGCATTACCAGCACTGATTTGGCCAGCTCCTGAGAATTGAACAAAATTAATATCTGTTGTACCTAAAGTAGGTGTGCCATTAAATGTTGTTACGTAACCATTATCGGCATTATCTGTACCTTCTTCAACAAAGAAAAAAGCACCGCCTGTTAATTCAGCTGCTGTATCAGCATCTGGCCCTCTTGTTAAAACAAAAGCAGCGCCAGCTGAACCTGTAGTAGTTACAACGTAAATACCGTTTTGAACAGCACTTGCTTGATTCTTAATTAAAACTCTATCAGCAACTGAAACTGTAACACCATCAATGACTAAAGCACCATTAGCGCTAGCAGTTAAAGTCCCAGCATTATTATTATATGTTACTGTTGCTAAAGCAGCTGTTGTAGCCACTCTTACTGATTTTTTAACATCTAATCCATTCGCTACACTGTCAACGTATGCTTTTGTAGCAGCGTCTTGGTCGCCTGAAGGATCTGATAGACTTGTAATTCTACTTGAATTTACATCTACTGTACCAGTTCCTTTTGGATCTAAAACTATATTAATATTTGAATCACTACCAGAAGAAGCGATTGTAACGCCATTACCTGTGGCTGAGTTTGAAATTTCTAATTGGTTTACAGCAGAACCAATTGTATTAAATAAAATTAATTCATTACCATTAGCATCAGCAATAAAACCATCATCTACTATTTTAGGAGCAGTAAGTGTTTTGTTACTTAATGTTTCTGTGCCAGCTATTGAAGCAAAATCAGCATCTGATACTGCTGTATTAAATTCAGCAAGTGTACCAGTAATTGTATTTGTACTTAAACTAATTGATTTATTCGTTAGTGTATCAGTAGAAGATTCTGTAACCACTGTGCTATCAATGTCTAAAGTAATTGTGTCGCCTGATATAGATGAAGTAATACCTGTACCACCAGATATTTTTAATGTTTCACCTAAACTAATTGTAGTTGTTGATGAAGTATCATCAGAAATAGTAATTGCCGAATTTGTTAAAGATGAATTACCAATGTTTGATATTGTATTACTAGAACCACTAATTGTTTTATTTGTAAGCGTTTCACTACCAGCTAATGAAGCAAAATCAGCATCAGATACAGCCGTGTTGAACTCAGCAAGTGTACCAGTAATTGTATTTGTGTTTAAACTAATTGATTTGTTTGTTAAAGTATCTGTTGAAGATTCAGTAACTACTGTGCTGTCAATATCTAATGTAATTGTATCACCAGAAATAGATGAAGTAATACCTGTACCGCCAGCAATTTTAAGTGTGTCTGAACCTAAAGTTATATCAACTGTTGATGAACTGTCATCTGAAATTGTTAAAGTTGTAGAAATATTTTGTGTTGAAGCGCTTGTAATTCTACCTTGTTGATCTATAGCAATTACTGGTATAGCTGTAGAAGAACCATATGTACCTGGTGTAACAGCAGTGTCATCTAAATCTATATTAACAGTGTCGCCTGAAATAGTAGCTGTAATGCCTGTATCTCCAGAAATCTTTAATGTTTCTCCTAAACTAATTGTAGTTGTAGAAGATGTATCGTCCGCTAAAGTAATAGATGAATTTGTTAGAGATGTATTACCAATATTTGATATTGTATTGCTAGCACCATCTATTGTTTTATTCGTTAATGTATCAGTTGTAGCTCTGCCAACTAAAGTATCCGTTGATGTTGGTAAAGTTAAAGTACCTGAATTTGAAATACTTGAAATTATTGGTGTTGTTAATGTTTTATTTGTTAATGTATCTGTTGTAGCTCTGCCAACTAAAGTATCAGTAGAAGTTGGTAAAGTTAATGTACCTGTATTACTGATTGAAGAAATTATTGGTGTTGTTAAAGTTTTATTTGTTAAAGTTTGTGTGCCTGTTAAAGTTGCTACAGTATTGTCAATGTCTAAAGTAATTGTAGAACCAGAAGCTGTTGAAGTTAATCCTGTTCCACCTGAAATTCTAACTGATTGACTTGTTGGTACAGTGATAACTGTTGAAGAATCATCAACAAAAGTTAAATTTGCACTCACATCAGCAAAACTTAAAACACCTTCACCATCGACTCTTAAAAATTGGCCATTTGTACCGGCAGCAGCAGGTAAAGTAATTGTGTGAGATGTTGTTACATCATTAGGAGCTTTTAATGCTACAAAATTAGAACCGTTATTTGTTCCTTCATTAAATTTAATTGTGCCACCTGTTGAAGCACTATTTCCTATAAAAAGTTCGTCTATGGCCTTATTTGAATCTACAATGATAGCAGATGAAGCTGTTAAAGTACCGTGAACGTGATCTGTTAAATTTGTAAAGTATTTACCACCAATGACATCTATATTTGCAGCAACGCCGTTTGTTTCTGTGCCTGTTCCTATAAAAAGTCTATCACCATTATTTCCTTGTGTACCGGCTCCAAATGTTAAAGCTAATTCACCTTGTGCTAAAGCATTAGGTGCCGTTGTTCCTGAAGAACGTAAAATTTTAATAATAGTTGACATTTTTCTCCCTAAAAGTTTCCACCGTTAAATATAATATTTCCGGTAGTTGTTTCTAATTCACTTCTTGCTACAAATTTTTCATCACTTGCTCGGTATTGTAACAGAGCACCATCTTGTATGCCTGTTGTAACCACGTCATTCAATAATTTTAATGATAAAGCAGTATTTTGTAAAGCTGAACCTGATGGTAGTTGAACACTTACCTGTTGAGGTTGTCCACCTGTTTTTGGAGTAATTTTTGCTGTAACTCCGCCAGTTGTGTTAATAACTGCTTTTACCATAGGTTTACTTCTAAATTTTACTAATATTTATAATAAAACTATACTGTAAAATAATATAAAAAATTAAATAGTTGCTGATGGATAAACAGTTACTATTCCTTCAACCACTCGTGTAACTGTGCTGTCGGAAGTCTTTAATATTTCAACGTCATATACATAACGGCCTTCTTCTAAACCGTTTGTTTGGTCAGCATTTAATGATATTGTAACAACACCTGTGGCTGTATTAACTGCTGTTGTGAAGTTTGTTCTTGTATGTGTAGAAGCGTAACCTTTGGCCAGTTTAGCTGTTGCTGTATGGCCAGTAAGATTAAAGATACTGTCATCATCAGCCGTAACTGTTACGTCTGAGGAAAATGAGGCACCTTGATCGATTCTAAGGTTTGCTATTGCTGCCATTGTTTACTTCTTAATCTTTGCTATTTCTTCTTTAATTTTGTCGTTATAATAAGAAGTTAATACATCTATTTTTTCAACTTCTAACATATGTCTAGTTCTACTTTGTTGTATCTCTTGTCTAGCTAATATGATATTTTTTAAATAAACACTTAGTTCTTCTTCTTTGTATGTTACACCGTCAATGATTATATCTGCCATAATTTCCTTTTATTCTATTTATATGTTATTTTTGTTTTGTAAATGGTGGTAATCCTAAAAATGGTCTACCATCATATAGATTTTTTTGACCAAACTGGCCATCTACGTGATTGTAATGAAGAAATACTTGAGCACATATGTTACCTTGAAACTCATCTCTCCAATGTTCTAATTCACAACCAGAATAAACTAACATATCACCTGGTTCTAAATCCACTTTAATTCCAGCTGGAGCATTTGGTTTATGTATGTTTTTATATTCATCTATGACATTGTTTGAACCTGTTGGATCAATAAAGATTGGCCAGCTATCTCCACCTAAATTTAGTGTTGTAGATATTTCACAAGATGGTCGATCTTTATGTCTTTTAAGTATAGAACCTTTTTCGTAGATACGAGCATATGAATAAGTTGGTATTAAATTTAATCCTGTTTGTTCTTTCATTATAGGCATAACTTTCATTAATAAAGTTTCCATAACAAAGTCAGCATAGTGAGAATATACATTTGGAACTTGTTGATCTTTCCAAGTACCAAACATACCATTTTCGGCTATAAAATTATTTTTATACATATAGTTAACAGCATCTCTTTTTAACATAAAGTAGTTAAAAACAAAATTAGCTAAATCATATGGCACGGCTGATTTAATTACTTGATATTTGTTTTGGGCGAAATTCATTTTATATCCTGTGGGTTTATTAAGTTATGCAATCTATCTTGTAAAAAATTAAAAGAAACAGAAATTCTTATATCGTTTGATTCATTGGCTTCTACCATATGATTTAACCAAAACGGAAACATTATTAATCTTCCTGCTATTGGTTTATAATGTACCTCTCTCCAATATTCTTTAGGTAATGGCCCTTCTTTTTGAACAGGCATAACCAACTGTCGGCCAGGTCTTGGATCTTCAAGTTTTAGATGGCCACAATTTTCAGGAGTTTTAATATAATAAACACCAGAAAATAAACAATTAGGATGAACGTGAGGTCGATTGAAACCACCTTTATAATTTATATTTGCCCACATATTACCTAATACTGGACCACCTTCTAATAATTCTTTTTTATATATTTCTCTTTGTGCTTCGTGGAGTATATTTACTAAATCTTTATATTCAGGTCTTAGGTGCATATTTGTTTCACTATGCCAACCATTGACATTTGTTTTATTTAAACCTTTTTCTGAATTAGACCAATTAACTATATTTTTTTCTAAATCAGCATTTAATATAGAAGCATTAGGTATATCAAAAATATAAATTGGTGTTGGAAAAAAATACTCTATATTCATCATTTGAAAGGAGTTCCTCCAAACCACATCACTAAAGATTTTCTTATACCTTTTGTAATAGGTATAACTCTATGTCTTATGTAAGAAGCAAAGAAAATGGCTTGTCCTTGTTTTGGTCTTGCAACTTTACCTTCTGACATTAATTCTAATCCACCACCTTCAAATTCAGATTCGTGTGATAATAAACAAGTCATAGATATTTTACGTACTGGTGGTTCATTTACACAATTAACATCTGAATCTATATGCCAATCATAAAATCCACCTGATGGATATTCTGTATATTGAGCAGGTTCTGTTATTTGCATTCCTTCAAATCCAAAATGATTACCATTTGTTTGTTGCATTACTCTTTCTAAAGTTTTATACATTTCAGGCATTTTATTAAAAGGTATCCAACTGATATGGGAAGTTCTTACTTTTGTATCTACTGTACCGCCTTTGCCTCCACCAACTTGACCATTTTCAACTGGTTCAGCTCTACCAGCATTTATAATTAATTGACATTGTTCTGGTGTAAATAATGGAGTTGTTGTTTCAACTATTAAAGATTTCCACCTTGGTTCCGTTATTATCATATTATTGAGCTCCTCGGTTAGCTATTGGATCATAAAGAACATCACAGTTAGCTGCTAATGTTCTTCTTGTATCATTTGTTCCATTAAATGGATATACACAGTGGCGCATATCATAAGGGAATATATAAAAATCTCTTAGTTCCATTGGCGGTTGATAATCTACTTTGGCAAATTGACCATTCGTAGATCCTAGTATTTGAAGTTTACCATTTTGTGGAGCTTGTTCTGCTGAATATTCAACACCATAAGTGTTTGGTAATTTTAGTATCATAACTGAAGAAAGGCCAGTAAATAAATTACCTTGATGAACGTGAACAGGATTATATTCGTGTGCTTTCATTTCATTTACCCATATTGAGTTTAAATGAGTTTGATATTTTCTAATATGGTTAAATTCTAAATAATGTTGAAACATTTCCATAAACCACTGTTTAACATTAAGTGGTAAATGATCGTGTCTTTTCATTTTAGATTCATCATCACCATTATAAAATAGAGAATGTTCGTTCTTTATTTTACCAACTAATTGTTTATTAGCTGGAAATAATTCATTAAATCTTTGTTCGTAAATTGAATTAATAGCATGAAATATATCTAACGGCGTTTCATATCTCATTACACATTGACCTAAAAACGTGAAATTAAATTTCATTTTTCATAGCCTCTCTTATTTTAGTAGCTGATATTTCTTGTATTTCTTTTGGTAATACAATCTCCTCTATCTTATACCCTACGCCACGGCCATAACATATATTCGTTATATTTGGTACTTTAATAATCTCAAATTTACCAGTGTAATCTTTTAATCTTTGTTCTATTCTTTTCTTAATCTCATCAAAATTAAATGGATTAGATTCAGTTGTTTCTTGGTCTCTCACCATAATACAAACTTGGCCTGTTCTTTCTAATATTTTTTTAAATAATTCAAAATGGCCATCGTGAAATGGTTGCCATCTACCTAACATTTGAGCAGTAGGTTTTTTATAATCTATCATGTATTTCCTTTATAATATTATCATAGTTAAAGTCTGTTATAGTATAAGTCACTTTCTTTGGTCTTTCAAATACTTTATTTGTATCTTCAAATCTACCTTTATTTATCGTGTCCATAAAAACAGTAATATCGTAAAATGATCTATAAGATTCAAATGGACAAACAAAATCAACAACCACGTGATTAACAGTAAGATCACACATAGTCATCATACGATTGGCCTGTCTATTTCTACCTGTTTCTGTAAAGTCCCAATCTTCAAATAACTTTCTTATTTCATCAGCATTAAAGTGTGGTATCTTTTTGCCTTCGATTAATTTTTTAGCAAATGTAGTTTTGCCTGAGCCTGGTAATCCAAATATTAATATTTTCATAATTTTATATGTCCATAAGCTTTTCTAATACTTTCAGGTATTCTATTCAAATATGGATTCTCTTCCTTATATATACGTTCTCTTATAGTGTGCATTTTATTTCCCACTACTGTGTCATCATATGTTATACCATTCACACTAAATTGATTTAATCTTTGTATATTATGATTAAAATATGGTATTTCTAAAAAGTCATATATTTTATTTAATTGATTTTGAGTATCATTAACGAGTTCATCATATTTAAGAAAATGACACATAGATTTATTTTCAGGCTTTAAAGCGTTCTCAATGGCAACTAAATCTTTAGCAATAGCACCGTCTTTATTCATTAACATCCATAATTTTTCTTCTATAGTTGTCTTACCATATTTGTTTGGAAAGGCCGATGGTTCATTTTCAAACCATTTAATATAAGAAGCTAAAACTTCCATTAAATCACGCCATATAATAATGCACTTAAAAGGCCTTTTTAGATGTTTGTTAATTAACATTAGATTACCTGGCGTTGTAACAGGCCCACGATCAATAATATATTTGTAATTCCAATCTTTATAATAAGAAT